CCTGGACACTCCCGTAAAGGAATCCGAAAAAAAGGAAGACGAAGACCAAACTACAGACGAATCCACCGACAACGCCAATCCCGGCGAAGACGACACGGAAGAGGCTGAACCCAGCGAACAGGAAGAGTCTGACGAGCCGCAAGGCGACGAAGAAGAAGAACCTGCACCCGCTGCAAAAGTTGCCTTTAAAGTCAAAGGCGACGATGGCACTGAGGAAACGGTAGAGTTGTCGCAAGACGAGCTCCCGGCGGCCTTTTTACGCCAGAAGGACTACACCAAAAAGACCCAGGCGCTCGCCGAGCGTGAAAGTCAGGCGGTGGCGTTCGTCAAAACCAAACACGACGAATTCAGGAATCACTATCTATCACAGGCCGAACTTGCACGGGCGGCGGTGGTACAGATGGCGGGAATCCGATCAGAGTCTGAAATGGCGCAACTCGCCAGCACAGACCCGGCAACCTGGGTGGCAGAACAACAGCGACAGCAAACCATAGGCGCGTTTATCAACAACCTTGATCAACAGATCAACGGTGAAAAACAGCGCGCTTTGCAAGAGCAATCGCAGGTTCAGCAGCAGTCATTGCAACAGCAGTACCAGGCGACCTGGGCCGAGCTTGCCAAGGAAAAGATTGACAAGCAGGCGCTTGCCAAGATTTATGACAGCGTCACCAAAAACTACGGCTACTCGGCTGAGGAGCTGAGCAGCGTTTACGACCATCGGCTCGTCAAGGTGTTGCGGGACGCAACGGCTTATCAAGCGCTCAAGGCGCAAAAGCCAGCAGTGACCAAACACATTATTGATGCTCCAAAGATTCCAAGCAGACAGTCAAACCCGGCACAAGAACGTCGCGACAAGGCGCTTAACGACCGCTTCAGAAACGGTCGCGCCAAGCTCGACGATTTAGCTCAACTATTACGTTAACTTAAGGATCCAAAAATGACAGTCCCAACCAATCTCTATCAGCGTGATTCGCTGAATGGCGCTCGTGAAGACCTGATTGAAAAAATCTTCAACACCAGCCCCACCGAAACCCCGCTCACGTCCTCTTTTGGCCGTGTCACCGCAAGCAGTGTATTCCACGAATGGCAACGCGACGCCCTGGGCGCGGCCAATGCCAACAACGCCATGATCGACGGCGATGATGTCACGCTGGATGCACAGGTGGCTACCGACCGCGTCGGCAACCACTTGCAGATTTTCAGCAAAAAGCCCGGCGTTTCGCGGCGTGCCAACATCGTGAAAAAAGCCGGTCGCGGCTCAGAACTGGCCTATGTCAAAGCCAAGGCCATGCTGGAACTCAAGCGCGACATTGAAGCCATGGTGGTCTCCGGCAACCCGGCGGTCGCTTCCACCACTTCGGTGGCCGGCAAGTCCGCAGGGCTGGGTGTGCAGTTGTACACCAACACCTCGCACGGTGCGACCGGTTCAACAGCGGCATGGACCTCCGGCGCGCCGACGGTTGCCGCAAGCGCCGGAACGCCCAGGGCCTTTACCGAGGCGCTGCTCAAAACGGTTTGCCAGTCGATCTATTCGGCCAGCGGCGCGTTTGTAGAGCAGGCGGTCATGTCGCCCAGCCACAAGGCATTGTTCAGTGCGTTTACCGGTATTGCCGTGAACCGTGTTGACCTGCCCAAGGGCAAGCAGCAGGGCTCAGTGGTCGGCGCGGCTGACGTATATGTCAGCGACTTCGGTGCCATCTCGATTGTCCCGCACTACCTGATGGCGAGCGCCACCAACGTGTTTTTGCTCAACAGCGAATACATCGACATGGCTTTTCTGGACGGCTTCAAGTCCAGCGACCTGGCCAAGACCGGCGACAGCGAGCGTGTGCTGGTGACGGCTGACTGCGCGCTGGCCGTGCGCGCCTCGACGGCGCAAGGCAAGATCGCCGACCTCACGCCTTAATGGTGTGCAGCCCATCCGGGCCGATGGGGTGCAAGGCCCCTGTCAAATTCTTAACGTTGTGAAACGCTGGAGCCACACATGGAATCATTCACCGTCGATGAGGGCGTCAACGCCTACGGCATACAAAAGCAGGTGACGTTCGAGGGCGACCAGGCAGTGACCAAACTCACCTATGACGCCGAGCCCCTTCTTGAGGCGGCTCACGCGGAGCGCGCCATGACTGCCGGGATGGGCTGGGGCGAGGGCCGCAAGGTCGGCTCCGTGCCGATGGCGGTCTATGGCGAGGCCATGAAGATTCAGGGCGCAACCGAGCGTCAGGTGTTCCTTCTCAACTGGCTGCGGGCAAATCCAAAGTTTGTCACCTTTGAAAGGTTCCTGAAGTGAATTACACAATGCTGCAAGCCGACATTGCGGACTATCTGCAACGCACTGACCTGACGGCAAAAATCCCGTCATTCATTGCGCTTGCCGAAACCTCGATGTTTCGCGAGATCAACATCAAGGACATTCAGACCGCTGTTACTCTGGCGACTGTTGGCGAATATCTGACTTTGCCGGCAGACTTTGGTTCCATTGTCCGCTTGACAACGACCGTGGGCTCAATTGAAAAAACGCTGGATTATATTTCTCCGGTTGAAAGAAGGTCGGACGGCCATATTGGAAATTATGGCTTTGAAAATGGACAGATTCGGGTTTACGGAGCAGGCAGCACAACTACCGTGAAACTCTATTACACGCCGCTGATTGCTCCCCTGTCGGCCAGCGTTGCAACCAACTGGCTGCTGGACAATGCCAAAGACCTGTACCTCTACGCCAGCGCGCTTGAGGGTGCCAAGTACCTGCGAGACGAAACGGAAGCCGCGGCGCTGGGCGGTATGGTCAGCGTGCTGATTGATTCGGTCAGGCGATTGTCTGAGCGCAAATGGCAACCCAGTTCAGGCAGCTTGCAGATAAAGCCAAGGCGGTAACATGCAGGCATTACTAGGATTCACGCCAGACGCCGACGCAACCGGTGCCGGAGTGATGACCGCGTGCGAAAACATGATCCCGCATGAGCTTGGGATGCAGTCAGCCAGCAGCGGCGTGATTCCTGCTGGTATTCCAGCGCTGGCGGCATCCTGCAACGGGGCCAGTGCAATCACGAAGCTTGATGGTGTCAAGCGCCTGTTTGCAGGAACCCAGACAAAACTCTATGAGATGATTGCAGAGGCATGGTCAGATGTCTCGGCCGGCGCCCCGACCGGCGTTTATACCGGCGGAGTTGACTCGCGCTGGGTTTTTGCGCAGTTCGGCAACAGCACCCTGGCATCGAATAACGCCGATGTGATACAGCGCTCAACAGGAGGCGTGTTTGCTCCCATCGCCTACGCATTAAAAGCCAAAATCATTTTCAGCGTGGGTGCCTTCATGATGGCACTCAATACCAGCGATGCGACTTATGGCGTCAGCCCTGATAGATGGTGGTGCAGCGCCAGCTACAACGACGCCGACTGGACGCCATCGGTCTCCACCCTGGCGACAACCGGCGAACTGGTGTCAACACCGGGCGAGTTAACAGCCGGGGGAAGACTTGGCGAGTATGCCGTTGCCTACAAGGAAAAAGCCATTTATCTGGGCCAGTTTGTCGGCGCACCGGCGGCCTGGGACTGGCTACAGGTGATAGGCGACGAGGCCGGATGCGTCGGAATCAATGCATGGTGTGATATTGGCGGCGTTCATTTCATCGTTGGGCGTGGCAATTTCTGGCTGTTTGATGGTTCCCGCCCGGTTGCCATTGGCGGCGGTCAGGTCAGGCGCTGGTTTTACGCCAATTCAGAGCCAAATTACCTGTACAAAACACAGGCCATTTACGACCGCGCCAATGACATGGTGTGGGTGTTTTACGTCGCCATCGGCAGCACCACGCTAAGCAATGCGCTGGTGTACAACATCAAAACCAAGCAATGGGGCGCGGTTGCGCTTCCGATTGAATCGGTATTGAACTACACAACGCCCAGCCAATCGATTCACGGCATGGCCACACCCTTCCCGACAATAGATTCACTGGCTGGAATTTCGTTTGATTCAGCCTTCTGGAATGGCGGATCAATGACCTTGGGCATCTTCAACACAGCGCACCAGATTCAATTGCTGACAGGACCGGGTATGCCCTCGGGCTTTACTACCGGTGACCTTGGAGACGATGACACGGTGTCTCTGCTGCAAGGTATCAGGATAAGGTTTTCTCCAGACTTCAAACCGGCATCAGCCAGTGTGCAGACCTTCAGCAAAATGGAAAGCGGCGACAGCCTGAGCACTCGCGCCTCCGGTACGGTCAGCGATGGCAAGTTTGACGTGCTGCAATCGGCGCGCTGGCACCGGGCCAAATTCAGCTTCACCGGAACCACCCGGGTACTCGGCATCGCGGCAAAAATCAAGGCCCAGGGCAAGCGATGAAGCTCAACACCTCAAGCCGCGCCAACGTCGATATTGAGACCGCGCGCTGGTACCGGGAGATCGCCAATCAGGTCAACGCGCTTTCAGAGGGCAGAATTGCCGCCTATTACCAGTCAGGAACGGCAGCGCCAACGACCGGGACATGGACCCAGGGCGATTTTGTGGCAAACCGCGCGCCGGTTGAACTGGGTGCAGCGGCAAGCAAATACACGATTGCAGGCTGGCGTTGCGTGGCAAGCGGTACACCCGGCACCTGGGTGCAGGCAAGAGAATTAACGGGGAACTGAATAGTTTCCGGCAACCAAGGAAAAATCATGGCTTTTGACAACACCGCATTTATGACCGACCTCTCGGGGAAGGCGCAAAACATTGGCAATCTTGGCTACACAGGATTCGGCCAATCGACCCAGGTGGGCGCCAATCCGTGGCAGCAAAACGCCTGGCAAAACACCTTTAACCGGGGGATGCAGGGCTCCAGCGTGACAAGTGCCGCGCAAGGCCAATTGCAAAACACC